GCTTCCAGCATTTGAGCCTCAGGGCCCCCCACCAGAACTACATGAGTGTCCGGATGTTCCAGCATGATGGCTGCAATAACATTGTCCATTCCTGACCAAACTTTATGGATTGAACTGCCAGCCAACGACCACATAACCACCCGTTTACTACTAATCCTTTCTCGTTCTTTTCGAGCCCAAGCTTTTTCTTCCACTGTGGGGTAAAACATGACTTGGGGCTTGTGGGGCAATCCCGCAAGTTCGTGTTGAAACTGAACGTAGTTCCTATTGAATCGCTCATGCCTAACTAGGGGGTTCCAAAACCTTGGGGCACGTTCCCCCATACCCAGGAGAGTTCCTTCCACAGACTCAGACAAGTTAACAAACTTATCATATTTTTTAGATTGCCAGTCCCAGAACTCCATCAGGTTGCCATTGGGTACTTGATCCTTATCAAGGATCATAAAATGGTCAATATGGGGGTCATGAAGCACTACGTCTACCCCAGGGGGTGAGCACATCAGGGTGACTTCATACCCTTCATCCTTCAATCCAGCAAACACGCTGGAGGCTTGCATAAGGTCCCCAAAGGCGCCGAATCGAACCACAAGGGCAGTCTTTTCAAGTCGACCTTGGTTATAACTGTACTGATGACGAATTCCCGGGGCTTTCACCAGTTTCTTGAAAACTAGGAGCATTGAGTATTCACGGTCTTGGTTTCGTACTTGATTCTCCATCAAGTCCCAAGCGGAATTTTCTTCCATCCACTTGATAACCATATCGTTATTCAGGTTATGCTTGTGGTCAGGATTGGCCCCATTTTCACCCATTTTAGGATACAAATCCTCATGGGGTAAGTAAAGAATCAAATAACCCCCGGGTTTGACCAGTCGATACCATTCCTTAAGGCAAGCTTTCGGGTCAACCATGTGCTCCAAGAGATGACTCGAGTACACAAAATCCATCGTTTGAGAGCCGAATACGGAAAGGTCCGCTGCATCTTGGATGAATACATCGGGACGTACGGTATGACCGAATACCGCATGATGCATGTTATCCACGCTAATAGCATGAGGTAAAATCTTGAAATCACCAGCCCCTAGGTCAACTCCTTGACCCCTTAAGTAGGGAACAACTTCCCAAACTATTTTGCGGGATTCATTGCCTGGGGGGTCTTCCAGTCTCCATACCATTATTGTTCTCCTAGGATAAATTCGTTATAAAATTGTCTTGCTTCAATAGCCATTTCAAAACTAGGGCCAGTATACAAAATGAGTCGTTTACCTCGGGATTTTTGAGTGTAAGCCATCCAAGTGTTTCTATTTTTCAGTTTAGAGACTCCGGGAATAGGACTTGTTTTGTTGGGGGGATTTTTTGCTTTGTTTCGGTTATTAGACTGTTCAGTAGGAGTAGCCCATCGACAGTTATTCTTACAATAATTACCATTCTTATCTGGGAACCTATCAAGTGTCATGCCCTCTGGACGTTCCCCCATGTCGGTTAAGAAATTCTCAAACTTTTCCCAATGGGGATCATATGTTATACCTTTCCTCATATACCTTTCAAAATGACAGTTATTAGGATTTGTGCATCGAGTTTTCATAGCTTGCCATGATGCATAAGTCCTACTCGAAGATTGACGATGGCTTAGCATTTTATATTCTCCCGAGAAGTTTATAACTATTTAAGGGACAGTTGGGGCTGCAAATCCCGCGGTCAAAGCCACAGCATCAGGAAAGTCTGACTGAATTTGGGAAATGGGGATTACTGGGGTGGGGTTTGAGTTGAAAAACACATAAGCTTTTTCTTCCCTAGAAATCGACAATAGCTCAAGACCGCCGCCACCAGCTTGATTGTCAAAGTAAATCACAGTGTGTTCGGTATCCAAGGCTTTTGTGGCACTAACAAAATCAGCATAGTTATTTACGGTAAGCAGCATAATATTTTACTCCAGGGCAAGACGCCAATAAACAGTTCCACGGATCTTGTTGGAACTGACCTTAATTTCCACCGCTGCATTCTTTACATTTTCCCATTTGTAACCCTGATTTTCTGCCTCTTTAACAACATTCTCACGGGACATAGGCCCTTCAGCCAAAATACGTTGAAGAAACTCACGGGCGTTTTCCAGGTTGGCTCTTTTGTCAACATAACCTACCTCTTCAGCTACTTCGGCCAAGTCACTTTTTTCATCATAGGATTTTCCGGCCCCATCGTACAACGTACCGCCCTGACAGAACTTTGCCCAGGCATGACCATACACTTCAGCATAAGATTTAGAACGATCCAACATTATTTAATCTCCTGTGAATGTTACTCGTGTATTATACAATAAAAAGGCCCCTTCAACAATGGGTTACAACCCCATTTACTGATGCAAAACTAGCCGTGGGGGATCCTGAACAAGTGACACCATTGGGGAGGGCAGCTACTTCATTCCATACGTCATTAACCCCATCAGTGTATACTAGGACAGAGGTGGAGTTAGCAGTTCCCTGGGGTAAGGTTATCCCCGTACCAGTGGAACCCCCGGCGCCATTACTTAGTTTCACTGTGACGGTGAACGCCCCAGTAGTGTTATTAGAAAACCCAATACGGCGACCCCCCTGCAGATAACTTCCCGCTGGTATAATGATGGTAGCATTACTAGTTAGCGTACCGCTAATCAACCCTGTACGACTACCCGGAGGAAGAGACATTCCCGCAAGTTGTGCCCCCGTCGTGTAACCCGTTCCCCCATACAATACTTGAGTAGTAGTAATGCCCCCACTAGTTACGGCTGTAACACGAAGTATAGCATCCCCATTGCCCCCAACCATTACTATACAGTCCCCCACCTGATACCCCGTCCCTGGGGCTGCAACTGTCAATACCCCCGTGATAGCTCCCCCAGAGGCTAATACAACAATTTGAGCCCCAGTTCCTATGGTAGCAAAATTATAAGTTCCCCCCGTCACGTTATTGATAGGGAGGGCAGCAGAAGCCGCTAATATGGATTGTTTAGCAAAAGCATCCGTAGCTACTAAAGTTGAATTATCAAAAATAGCTTGAGTGGTAGCAGTAATGGTAGTTCCGCTAATAACCCCACCATTAAAGTTAGCGGTTGAGACAGGAGGTAAACAGGTAGGGAGAGTTGAACCAATGCTGACAAGATTGTAACTTTGGTAAAAGTTACCCCCTTGAAGATAAAAGATCTGACCACAAGCATTGTTAACTTGAGCATACGGTTGAACGGGGTTAAATTGAGCATTAGCAATGCTCAAAAATCCCAATAAAAATGCAAAGAATAACAATACTCGTTTCATTTGAAACTCCTTGTACGAATGCAAAAAAGGCCCCCGAGGGGGCCGAAGGTACTTCTCAGGAGACATCTTTAAGACCTTACTCGCGGTCTAAGTAGTTATTGCGTTCGAGGAAACCAACTTCCCCGTCATCGCCGTATGCTTCACCGTAGAACAAGTCAATATGCTCCCCAGTGTATTGGTCATCTGTACCTTTCATTCCCGCACGAGAATACCCTTTCTTAGGACTAAGATAACCAGGGGTAGGGGTGCTCACGTCAGTAGTGTCCCCATTGAGTGAATAGCCCAACTTTTCGTTTTTACCCCCAAACTGGTTGGTAATATCCATCCCCGCGGGCATTTCGTTGAAGCAACCCCCTACAAATTCTTCCGCCGTAGTGTTATCATAAGCATGCTCATTCTTAGTAGTCCGAGCAGACTCAAACGAAGCCCACGGCTCATCCCCGGTTTCTTTTCCAGGGAGGGTAATTTGGAACTTTTCCTTAAGGGACATGATTTACTCCTTAGTCCCAGGATCTTCAGGAGTTGACTGGGGGATAGCCCGAACTCGATAGGCATAACCCCCATAGTCATTATCTCGTCGGTCCCGGCCAGCCCTAGCGCCGGAAAAAGTCGTGTATTTACCCACGACTTCCCCCGTTCGACCATGATAAACCTCATGGGTATATTGCTTGTCAGCCATTACTACTCACCTTTCCGGGGTTTAGGCTCCCAGCCGTCACCGGGGTAAGACAAATCCGTCAATTCCTTATATGGCATCGAACGAATGTCCGAATTTTCCTGGTTGGTGATATCCATACCCGGGGGGGTATAGTTGAGCTTCAGGTCTTCACCATAACCCATACCCTTCTTAACGATATAGCCAGTTGTCTCAAAACCCGACTTTTCGCCAATATCGTTATAGGTGCCATCCATCCCCGGAATCTTGCCATAATCTTCCATAGTTTCATGGGGAATAGCAAGTTTCTCAGGTTGGGCATTTCCCTTCATTTGACCCGCATCACGCTTGTTCAGGCCACCCTTGGGAAGATTCGGTTTCACTGCCATGATATGTACTCCTTAAAATTGACCGGGACTTACACCGTCACGTTAGCCAGGGGGGTAACAGTGCGTTCTACTGAGACCGCCGCATAAGCCAAGGTAGCATCAGTACCCTTCTGGATGTAATACTCATCCCCTTGGGCCATATTGGCTGCAGTACTCGGGATAAGGTAATTAACAAACCCCGTAGCCCCAGACCCCGTAGTACCTAAGGCCGTGGTGGTAGTAGTCGTACCCGAGATTTGAACCAAACTCATGGTATCAGCTGAAGTGCCAGCTGCACTAATACGACAAGTGGCGCTCTTGAGAATGAGTGCAGTAAAAGCCACAAACTTAGTAACCTGAGAAGTACCCGAGCCAGCTGCAATAGCTCCCCCCTGATCTTCCCCCACTGCTACATAAGTGGGGTTGTCATAACCCATTGACTTCGTTGCCATGATTTACTCCCAAATAGTTAGGCAGACCCCTCCTGCCGTTATATCAACTTAAAAGTGGGGGGAGTGGGTCCCCCACAGTTTAATCAGGCTTCTTGATTTGAGGATGTTTAGCCAGTTGGGAGATTTCAGCTGACGTAGGGGCGGGTTGAACTTTAGCCTGATCCCCCGCATTCCCGTCAATTGCAATCCCAGCTGCTTTGTCATACCCCAGGGTGTAAATAGCCCTAAGAGCCGAGGCATGACCGTTGCCCGCAAACTCCCGATAGGCTCTTTCTAAGTCTGCGTTATTCATCATAACTACCCCTTAGGCAATAGAATCCCACTTCACAATACGGGCATTACCCGGAGCTGAAGTCGAGGCATGAACGATACCAAACCCGCCCAAATAGTACCACGCAACACCCTTGGATCGACCATAGTCAGTTGGGATCTTGCCTCGGATTTCTTCCGGTACGGTGATAGCCTCTGCAACCGTATCATTACCAAAGAAGAAAATCCAGTCCGATTTACCATTCGCCCAGGGGGTTTGGGTAATACCGTCAGTGCCCAGGCCTTTGGCGATGTTAGTCTGCTCGACGTATCGCACATTTTCATACCGGCCAATCTCGCCATTCATGATCAACTTGAAACCAGTGTCCGAATACTGATGGATGGTTTCAAGGTTATTCTTGAACGAGCGCAACGTGGTCGGCCAGGCAAGGGAGTAATAGTCGTCCCCAAGGTACGCGGGAATGTTACGTTCCTTCATCAAGTCAACAATCGACTTTGCATGACCATTGTTATACGCAATGGAGTTCGTGCCGGTAACAGTACCATTGGTGTACAACACCACTGCAGCTGTATCTGTACCAGTACCCGCACCCGCGGGGATAACACGCAACAGGGTTTGATTGAACTGGTTCCAGGCCTGACGGTCGAACGTCTTGACCGCATCATTCTTCAGCACCTTTTGGATCAGTTCCATCACCGGGAACTTCGACAGGTTATCGAGCTTACCCGAATACGGGACACTATTACCAAGCTCAGTAACAGTCAGGGTACCCTGAATGATGGTGAAGTTGGATTCCGGCATTGTGTTAGTTTCCGACAACACGCCACCAGCAGTTGCAACATCCGAGAAGACGTCCCAGGTGAAGATATCACCCTTTTTCTTCCCTTGCTGCGAGGCATCTCGGACGTCGCAGAATTGACGGAATTTGACGAGTGGCTGCACAGCCATCCGCAGCACGTTTGAAAGTTGGCGGCTATACATAAAACCACCAAGGCTATTAACTGCCCATACTTGACCCGCCATTTTGAACTCCGTTCAGTTAAGGCTTATCCCCGTAGCCATTGAGGCCCACCTCGAGATTTCGCCATGTTAGCAATCGTATCTTGGACCGAATCTTCTTCCTCTTCCTCTGCAGGTTGTGCGACCTTAGTCGCGGCCGGTTTCGGCACCTGCGGAGCTGCTGCTTTACGGGCTTTCTTGGATTCCGTACTTTCGACCTTCGTTTCAGGCTCGGTTTGAACTTCGGGCGTCGGGGCTTTACCTTTCAACCAGTCCCGAATACCATCACCGATTTCCTTAAAACGAGCCCCATAGGGGCGTTTGTCACCTTGAGCCCTCATCATATTGTCCTGTTGAACTGCCAGGGCATTGAGGACCGGGTCACCAACAATGTCTTTGTACTCATCCTTAAACCAGTCTACAGCTTTTTGGAAGGTAAGCCGTTCGTCAATCGTACGAGCCAGGTCGTCCGAGGATGGACCAGTGGGTGAACGAAGCTTGCGAATCGCTGCTACTGCTTCCTCTTCAGTGCCCATCTGAATAGCACGGGCCAACTGAACTTCATCCGGTTCCTCTTCCTTTACTTCGGATTGGGGATTCTTAAGAGTGCGAGCTTGGTTATTAAGATTCGCAGCTTCTCGAAGGTAGTCATCCGCAGAATCAACCTTTTGAGCAGTTTGAACTAACCAGTCCTCGTCAACCTCTTTAGTTACACCGTTAACCGTAATTTTATACTTACGGGGTTCCTTTGTCAATGACTCATCCGGTTTATTTTTCGTTTGAACCGGTTCTTCCGTTTCAAGCTCAATTTCTTCTTCCTCACCCTCTTCCTCACCCTCTTCAACGATGCCGAGGGTACCATCATCCTTAATATCGTCCAGGGAGAGACCAGTATGATTTCCCTCTTCGTCCACTTCATAGAACTCTTC